GTATATAAAGCAGTTTCAGTTTCTAATACTGTTTTTATTGTACTAGCGGTAATAGTATTTCCTGTGGTACCTACTGTTGCACCTGTTGCTGTAATCGTTGCACCGGCAATTGTGCCAGCATATGTTGCATCTGGCATTTCTGCAAAAGGTTTATTGTCCGTACCGTAAACAATACTTGTATTAGCAACGTCAGTTACTAGGTCTTTAAATCTATCCACTATATTTTGTGGTGTAACGGGATTAGTTAATGTTACCATATTGTATATTTTTCTTTAACTCTTTCATTAAACTCTTTGGTGCACCACATATATCTCCTTGCCAAGCAAGTTGGTGGCAATCACCTCCACAAAACTCAAAAACTTCACAAGAAAAACATATAGGGTTTCTTGCACGTTCACAAGCGATGTTTTCTATTCGCACAGGACTATTTATAACACTTTTAATATCGTCTTTTATGTGTCCAAATTGAAATTCTGGAGCCGAGTTTGGACAACCTGATATAGTACCATCTGCATTTATTGTAAATATTTTTTGTTCACAATCTCTACAAAAAGTACCACCTTTCAAAAATCCTGTTTCAAATTTGCTGTAAATTACTTCTAAAGTATCATTATCAAACCAATCTCTACAATTAAATTCCTTAGACTGGTGGTGCATTTTCAAAAACCATTTATCTTGTTCTATGTTATCTGGAAATATTTCAGGATGTAATTTTGCGTTTCCGTTACCTGTTAATCTTTCAAAGGACACTTCTTGTACACCTAATTGTTTTACCCATTTTAGTAATTCAATAGGTTCTATAGCAATAGTATCTTTTGTTACACTGATAAATAATCTTATTGTTGCACCTTTAGACAGCAAATCTCTTACATTTTTTTCCCATAAATTATATTGGCTAGCTGTTTCAAATCTGATTTTAGGATCCCAACTTGTACCTATACGATTGTTTAATGTGTATTTTATAAAATCATAATGTTCTTGTTTTAATTTCAATACTAAATTTGTTGTAATACCAAATGACCTGTTCTGCCATAAATCTTTACATTCATCATATAATTTTTGCATATGAGATACTGGCGCTAAAAATGGTTCACCACCATGAAACTCAAAATGAATTGAATCATCCTTATCGTTAAAATAATTTCTAAATCTTTTTACAAAATCAATAGTTTTAAAAGGATCAAAGTAAATCTTTTTACCATTTATACCACTTGTAAAACAATGTTTGCAGTTAAGTTGACAAGTTTCTGTAGTTTTTATATAAAACATCCATCTCATTGTACGTATCCTATACTTAAAGCCCAAGTAAATGGTAAACTTTCAACTTTATGTTTTGCTCCCTTAGGTATTGATATAGATTGTCCTTCTTCTATTAAAATAGGATAGTTTTCTGTATATATTTTTTTACTACCTTTTATAACACATAACAGCACATCTATATCGTCTGTATGTTCAGGAAAAGAAAATCCACCAAATTGATTGTAAAAAAGATGAACATTTTTTGTTTTGAAATTTAAATTATAATCTTTCAACAATTGAAGATGATAGTTATTATCTTCTAATCCTTCAATTTTTATATGTGGAATAGTTTTATATGTTTTTATCCAATCACCGTAAGTCATTTGTTCTTTAACTCTATAGTCGTTACCTTTTTTATCTATATAGATTATTTGATTGTTTTGGTATCTTGTGAAGGATATTAATTCATCATTTAAAGCATTAATCATACTGTAATATTTATTACAGTGGAATTATAGTATAATTGCCTCAATAAGGCCGTTTTCATTATCTTCTAACGCTATTGCAAATACTCTATTAAACTCTACACTAATCGTTGTTGCAAAACCTCCGTTGCCTGCAACTAATTCATCACCTTTTTTAACTGGCCCTACAACTTTTACTTTAACACGGCCTTTTAGTGCTATTGGTTGTCCTTTACCTTTAGCATTCATTAAAAAAGCAGGCCTATCGGATATAACACCTACTGCTCTATTACCTACAAAACATTCTGTAACTTCTTTATCTCCGCCTATCATAACAACTGTGCCAATATCATAAAGTTTATCTGTTTCATAAATTTCTGCTAAATCGGCATATTGAGCTTGCGTAGCTGTTGTAGAGAGAACGTTTGTTGAGGGATTGTATGTCAAACTTGTATCTGTTTTTAATGCTTGGTTACCTGTTGCAGTGCTAGCAAATGTTAAAAAACTTGAAGCATTAGTTGTGTTATCAGCAGTCAACGTAACTGTAGAAGCAATAGATGAAGTTCCTGTTATAGTTGAAGCAATTAAAGTATCTACTGTTAATGAATCTGATGATAAATTTAATTTTGCAGCTCTTATAGTTGTATCAGCAATATCTTCATTTATAATTGTACCATTGGCAATCATTGTACTTGTAACTGTGCCTGTATCACCAGTAGTTATAATTGTACCTGTGATATTTGGTATTGTAATTGTTCTATCTGCTGTTGGATCAACAACAACTAAAGTTGTTTCAAAATTATCTGCTGTGGAACCTTCAAACTGAATTCCTGCTGAACCTGTTAAAACTAAATCAGTGCCTTGTATTGTAGAAGAACCTGTAATAGTAGTTCCTGATATAGCACCTGTGCCGGTGATAGTGGTTCCTGAAACAGCACCTGTTGAAGATACAGAAGTTGCTGAAACCCCACCATTAATATTTAAAGAGTCATTAATTCTAACTGTTGTTGAATCTGTTGATCGAATATTATTACCACTAATTTCTATTGTACCTAATGTATGTAAACTACCACTAGCTGTTAAATTATTATTAATTGTTACGTTATTTGTTAATGATAATGTTAAAGTATCTGTTGCACTTACAACAGCATTTATTTGATTTGCACTACCTAATACTCTTAAAGTTTGACCACCACCAATAACTTGTATTGTTGAACTTGAGTCTTGTATAGTCCAACCTGCAGCTGCAAAAGCAACATTAGCTATTTCTATAACTGCACCTACAATAGACGTAGACGAAAGACCAGCACCTGCAAGTAATGATGGATTACCAAAATCAGTTTGAGTTAAAGTATTTAACTTAACTCGCATTTGTTCAAGTGTATCAGTAGTATTAATTGTTGTAAATGCCATTGTTTATTTTTTAATTACCTCTTTTAATAATTCTTTTATTTCAAATAACTCTTGCTTTAAAATATTTATTTCTTTTATTGTGTTTCTTATTTGGTCGCCTTGTTGTTCACGTGATTTGATTCTATTCATATATATTTGATATTCGCTTTTGTTTGTATTTACAATAGCGTTTGATCTAATATCTCTTTCAAGTGAACTATGACCTTCAACTTTAATTTTCATATTATGCTGCTAAAGCTATTCCTCTTAAATCTCTAATAATAGGAGGATAAGATGAAACGCTACCTTTCATAACTATTTTAATTTGAAATGCTGTAAACTCATTTACACCTGTATCAGAATATTTGTATTCTTTAAAAACATTTGAACTTTCAGCAGGTATTACAGTTGTATCTTCATTGCCATCTGTATTGAATGGCACCCAACTTAAATCATTAATATTTCTAACTTCCGAAGAACTAGTAATTCTATAGAAAATTTTTACAGAAGAAGATGATCTTACATTTTGAGTTAATCTTACATCTAAAGCTGTAGAAGCATTTTCTAAAATAATTGGTCGTGTTACATAAACAGCAGCTGATGATGTTCCTGTAGGACTTGTATCTCCTACAAAGTTTGGTGTATTAGCTGACGTAGGATCATTTAATCTATTTTGTACGGCAACCATACTCATACGTTTAACATCTAAGACAGGAGATAATTTTGTATTTGTAGTTGTCATTGTTAAATTGACAAACAAAGATTTACCACCTACCATTTCGTTAGTTTCATTTATAGAACTTGCAACCATTTGAGGTGAAGTGAAATAAATATTATCACCAACGGTTACCTGTATTTCATTTGACACCGAAGTTAAACTAAATTGAGTTTCACTTCCGTGTATCGATTTACCGCTTGTTGTTCTCATAGTATAAAGAATTTGAGTATCAGAAACAGTTAATGTAGATATATTCAAACAAGATAAATCAAACAATCTATTTTGTGTGGCCGTTACAGTTGTGCCGCCAATATCTCCTGTAGATGTGGCCGTGCCAGCTGTTGTAATATCATAACTATCTAAAGTTATGTTTGAAATACTTGTATACGTTCCGTTAATTTGTGCTGATGTTATACCATTATAGGTACCTGCTGCCACACCAGCTATTGTAACATTATTGGTAGTACCATGCATTCCGTGATTTTTATGGAATACTCTTATTACTCCTGAAGTATTTGTTGTTCTTAATGAATTATTTGGTAAAGTTTTTACTGGAACACTATCATTAACAAGTGTTACTGTACCTGTTACGTTACTAAATTCGGCTCTATTAATTTTAAATTTAATATCTGTTGTTTGATCTGGTGTCCAAGTAGAACCGTTTTGTGATTTAAATAAAACGCCGGCGTATGGATTAGAAGATATTGTTCTATTTGAACCTATTTGCGTTTCACCTAATGTGGCCACAAAAGCATTATAATTATCACAATTACTTAATAAACAAAAACTATATTCTGTTTTTTCTTGTAAATAAACAGGAGAAGGAAATGTAAATTTTGTAGGTGTATTTGCGTCAGCACTAATACTTACTGAACTAGGGTTTAATACAACTTCACCAAAAGGTGCAATAGTACGTGAAGGATAACCATTTACAACTTCTCTTATTTGTAATGTAATAGGAATATTTTCATCTTTTGATTGAAAATAACACTCAACTGAAGTTACAAAAACTCCACCTGTGTCATCAATTAAAAATGTTTGTGCAATAGGATCAATCCAACCCACAACTTCTGTTGTAGACCTTGTAGATTCTCTTGTAATATTTCTCGTATCATTTACTGTTTGTCTAACGGTTATAGTTTCTCTTGTTGAAACAATTGTATTTTGTACAGTATCTAAAGAACCTCTAGCTATGTAATCTGCTTCAGAAGAAGTTTCAACATCATTCATTGAATTTGTAGATGAACTTGTTAGTCTGAATACTCTTTGACCTGTTCTCCATCTAGGATTAGCGTCATTAGTTGCATCAGGTATAGCAAAAGTTCCTGATACAGCACCATTAACATCTGTAACTAAATTACCACTTAATGAACCACCTGTTGGCGTAACATATGAAGTAATTGCTATATTATCAAAATAAGGATATACTCTTGTATTTGGTTTCATTCTTGTAGCAGTAAAATTAATTGTTCTACTTCTAATAAAAGGAATAAATGCTATGTTTAGTACTTTATCACCTAATGATGTTCTTACAACTTGAGGAACTAAAGCTGTTCTAATTCCTGCTCTAGTTTGAGAAACAGCCTGACTAGTTGTTGTTGTTACATCTTGTACCCAAGGCCTTCTTCCACCACCTCCTGCATCTCTCGTTCCACCTCTTTGTGTAAATTCAACTGGCGTACCTTGCCAAAAATCTTGCCATTCATTCCATACAGTATCTATTTCTACACTGTCTAAGTTAGGGTTTCCTAAACCGGCCACCATTGTATCAAAAGATCCTTGTTCGTTTATTAATAAATCAGGAACTCTATTTGTTTCTTTCCATTCATCACCTGGAGGATCAAGAGTAACTGAACCTGCCCAAGTAAATACACTAAAAGGATTTACATTTATAAATCTACTAGCATAAGGTTGTTCAATTATATTTGTTTCAGTATAAGGTAATGTAATCAAATCTCCTGTTTTTTGATAATTGGCTGCAGTTCTATCAGCTGCTAATATTGTTGTGCCATCATCATCTGCTTCAATTAATTGTACAGATTCAGAATTAAACATAGGTCTAACAAAACCTCCTGACATATCCATAGAAACTTTATAATCTAAGTTTCCAGTATCGCCGATACCATGGCCAGTAAAATTATCTACAATAAATCCATTTTTAAATCTATCAAAACCTTCAGCATCTTGTATTTGTAAAGATTGTGCATTTGATTCTAACAAAGATAACTGTGTATAGTATTCCACATTTTCTATTCTTTTTTCTAAACGACCAATATCTCTCATAGTATATCTTCTATTATCTTGTTCTTTAATTTCTAAATCTGTAGTATCAAAAGTATAAGGTCTTAAAGCCACAGTATATAAATGCATAGCATTTTCAAGTCCTTTAGGAACTTGAGGAATTAAAGAACTTGCACCTTTAACTACTTTAAAATTGCCATCTTTATCTAAAAATATTTTATCTATTCTCGCTAAGTAATATTCAAAATCTGTAGAAATATCTGAATTAAATTGCACAACATCTATAATAGATGCGCCTGTTGCAATAGCACTTGATGATGATTGATAAAATCTATCCTGTGTTGCGCTTGTAACAGTTGAAACGTCAGCAACTCTAGGCCTAAAATCTAAACAATCTCTTAATTCATATTTTCTACCAGAAGTATCGGAAGTATATGAGGTTATAGATTCATAATCTACACTTGAATAAGAGTCAACATCAAAATAATCTCCTGAACCGTGAGAGTAATAATCAAAATCAATTAATAATCTTCCTGTAGGAACAATTGCACCTGTTTTTAATTTAATTCTACCTATATCATAAAAGTTATCTCTTTGTCCATTATCTAAATTAAATCTTGAAGTAATATTTGTATTTGCACTTGTGGCTGCAGTTGAAAAATCAGCAGACATGTAAATGTTATTAATGATAACAATATCTGCTTTTTGCAAACTTATAATACCTGATTCAATTAATGTTTGAGATGAAATTGCAATCGTAGAACTTGAATTTAAAGTTTTTGTTTTTGAATCGGTTGTTGTTCTATTTACAGTAGCTAATATTTTAATCTTTGCATTTGAATAGTTTGCACCAAAATTCAATGTAAGTGTTTTATTAGGAGGAGAAGTGCTTAAGGTAAATATTACACCAGCTGAATGATTATTTCCACTTAAACTTAAAACATCACCGTTAGCGCCCACTGATGCAGAACCTATTGTCATAATAGAAACAGAATAATCTTTTTCAATTAAAGAACTAAATGTTTCATTTGTACCTGCTGTAATTGTTGCGGTACCTGAAGATAATGTTGCTACAAATTGTTTTCTTACTTTAAAACTAGTATCAGAAATTCCTGAATTTGCCGTAGTTTTTAAAGTTTTAATAACTTTATATGGCAATTCAAATATTGATATATTTTTATTAGAACCTTGTAGTAAGGCTCTTCTTCTAATTGCAACTGTTTTAGTAGAAACATCAGAACTACCTACAGCTGTTAATAATTGTAAACTTGTATTTGAAGAAATAGATTCAATAATTCTTGTAACTGAACTTCCTGCATCCGTAGTAAATGAAATAGAATCACCAATTTTTAATTCAGTTAAAAATAAAGTACCAAATCCTGTAACCGCTGTACCATTGTTTGCAATAGATAGAGAACCGAATACTGGATAATTATCTCCGAACGTAGAATCAAGTACAGTGTCAGCTGTATATGTTGGCGAACCTGCCATACCAATTTGTTTGACTTGTGTGAAATCAAAAATTTGAATACCTTTAAATCCATATCTTTCATTTTGTATAACTGCTGTTACACTTGAAGTAGCACCTGTAATTGTTTCTCCCTCTACAAATGTACCTGTTATATTATTTAAAACTGTAACACCGTGTGCGGCCGTAGGCGCTGAACTATAAGAAGTTACATTAATTGCCGTGTCACCAGCTGTATTAAATAATTCAAAAGTGTTTGTAGTAGGATTTTTAACTGTAAATACTGTACCTGATGCATATGCAGCAGAATTAATAGCAAAAGAACCACCTGTTAAAGTGATTTGCATTCCTTCTTTAAATGAATGTGCGTTTAATGTTACAACTCCGGGACTTGCAACTGAAATACTTGAAACTGCTGCTGATTTTGTAGCAGATATGGATTGAACGTAACCAAAAGCACTTGAAGTGCCACCTGTTACTTTTTCTCCATTAGTAAAAGCAGGTGCCGTTTTTACATTTAAATGTGTAAACATTTCTACATCAAATAAAAAATGTTTATAAACTGCACTTGTTAAAGATGTACTAGAAAATATGTTTGCACTGGCCGTTCCGTTGTTTAATTCAAAGCCTTTTGATTTAGCACGACCAATTTGTGGTACTGTAACGCCTACTGTCGATTGTTCAGTGCCTCTTGTAACTGTGGCCGTATCGTATAAATTTATTCCTTTAAATGCTTCTACTTCACCAGAAATAAATCCAATATCAGGTGAACCAAATACGTTTGCAACATTTATAAAATTTTCTACGTCAAATCTTGTACTAAAATTACTTTCACTATCAAAATCTCTTGCTTTATCAGCATCTAAAAAAATAGTGCTTAAAGTTTCAACTTCGTAACCTTTAATATATGCTTTTCCAGGACCCATACCATATGCAAGTTTTGTTTCATCACCAATATCTGTAGGTACAGCTAAATATATACCTCTATTATTTTCGGCAGTGTTGAGTACATGTTCTCGTACATCTAATTCAAAATTTCTTACAGTATAATCGCCTGACTCATCATATGTTCTTCGTGCAAAAGTATCCTCTAAAACTGCATATTCGGTTGAACGAACCTGGTTTTGTCTAATACCTGTTTTTAATCTTAATAACTCTATAAAATTATTATCAGCAGATGAAGTTAATGTTTTTTTTGCAAGAGTTAAATCTATTTTAAATCTGTGAGCGCCTGGCGCATTTACGTTTGATGAACCTTGAGCATTGTCAACTAAAGTATTATCATCATTAGATGTAATAAAAGATTCTTCAACTGTTAAACCTATTCTATAACTTGGTGTGTTTGTATATTTGTCAAGTATTAATGTTTGCTCTAAAACTGAAACATGAAAACCATTTACATAATAAACACCGGCCGATATATTAGCAGCAGAACCTATTGCCGTTGAATTTACCACAGCAGTTGCTAAAACTGTTGCACTACCGATTGTTCTTGCTTGTATTGTTTCACTTGAAGTAAAAGATGTAGTTGTATTATTTGTTCCTGTTTTATTATATTTTACATATAAAGTATCTGGGTCTGTACCATCTGTTATAACAGCATTGACACAAATACCTTTAACACCTGATGTAACACCTGTTAATTCTTTACCAATGTACTCGGCAACTGTTGCAAATGTTTTAGATGTAAGTTTTACAGCGTAATAATTTAAATCAAAAGAAATTTCTCCAGGAATAATCATAGCACCTTTTTCGAAAAGATGATCTGATACTCTTTCAATTTGGTTTTGAAGAATTGCCTGTGATTGTGTTAACTCTCTGGCCTGTACTGCGAATGCTGGTCTAAAAAGAACTCTATGAAATTTCTTTGACTCAGCGTAATCATCAAAATAAGGTGAGAGGTTAAAGTCTGTTGGACTTGGCATAAATCTCTTTAAAATTCAATTACTAATTTAATATTTTCAGTTTGATCTGAAGCTCTTGTTATTGGTGCTCTGTTTTCAATATATAAAACATCACCTTTATGTCTATCTAATTCTGTATCTTTATATCCACTTGTAAATGTAATTTGGTCAGCAGTTTCACTCGCTGTTGCACTTGGTGTGCCTGTAGCAGCTGAAGTTTGACCCGTAATAACATTTGCTCCTGAAAATGCCGTTCTATTACCTAAAGAACTAATTCCTTCATCATTAAATCTTGTTTGTATGTAATGTAATATTCTATTTGTAGCGTCCCATTCAACAACTTTACCTACAGCTCCTGTTGTTGCTTGATTAATTTCTTCGTCGGCTACAAAAGTTCCTGGTGCAGGAGAAGCAGCAAATCTTACTGCTTTTGTTCCTCTTAATGTTGAAGCAGAAGCTGCTGAACCACCTGAAAATGGATTTTTTATTAAAACAATTCTTCTAAAATCATTTCCAGTTGTAAAGTCACCTGTGTTTGAAGATTCTGTACCTTCTAAACTTACGTTTAACATTACAAAGAATCCACCTAATTCTGATACAGCATTAAAACCGTGACCGCCTTTTGGAGAAATAATTACATCTATTTCTGCACCTGTTAAACTTGTTGAACCAGCAGAAACTATATCGGCATTTCTTATATATGCAATTGTATAACCTGTACCTGCGTTTGTAATTGTTAAAGAAGTTATAATACTTCCTGATACTGTAACAGAAATTGTGCCACTTGAACCATCACCTCTTATAGGAATATTTGTAAATGTTCCGTTTGTACCACCTGAACCGGCAGATTTAATTTTTACATTACTGATTGCACCGTCAACGGCAGCAGATGAAACTGTAGAATTTGTTGCAACAGCCATAAAATCTGTTGATAAAAAATTTGCTTGTTGTGTTGCTGATAAAGTGTACATATATTTCCACTTATAACTATCAGAAGTTGTTAGAATAGATGTAGATGTGCCTGTTGGTTCTTCAGTTGAAGCTGCATTACTATTATTATCTAAACATTTGTAAACGTTCCTTGCTGCAGTTAATACATAAAACGTTGAATCAAATAAAGTTGTTGCACCACTGTTTGCTGTTTGTGTTGTAGTAGTATCTGTAATACGATTACCGTAATCGTGTCTATAATAATCATAAACTGTAGTTGTAGTCCAGTTTCTTCTTGGTATTACGAATGATGTATCTGAAGTTGTAATTTTTTTAACAGCCAATAAATCATCAAAAGTATTAAATTCTTCTATAACACTGTCTGTTGGTGTAATTGTAGCTGAATCTGTACCTTGGTTATCTGTTCTTAAATCACCTCTTGTTTGTGTAGCAAATGCTTGAGGTCTACCGATACCTAGGTAATAAATTTCTGGTGAGGCTTCTGAAAATGACTCGCTAAATTGTTCAGCGTTGTTAATTCTAAACTTATTTGTTATAATTGCTGGCATAGTTTTTTAGTTTCTTTTGTTATATTTATACAAGATTTCAAACTTAATATTATTTATAATCATTTATGGTGTTATTGTTATGGTAATTTCTGATGGCATAGTTAACTTAGTCTTAATACTTCTACCTAAATCGTTTGAACAAAACAATAAAGTATTATCATTTCCATCAAAAGATGTTTTAGTACCAAAGGTAACGTTATTACTTAATTCAGCTATTGAATAATTTGTTCCAGATATGGCAAACGTTTTAAAGATTTCTCTATTAATAGTGCCGTATCTAGGTCCAGCATATGCAAAACCATTGTCAATTTTTATATTGTTGATAATGCCTCTTACTTTTGATTCTACAGAAATACCTATAGGTATGCTCGTTAAAGTTATATCTCTTGTATTTGGTGTAAAGTGTTCTATTGTTGCAGGATTCAGATCAATAGAAACACCTAAATTAGAAGATGCTCTTAAAGAAGTTCCATCACTTACAGTACCTAATCTTCTACCAAATATAGTACCAAATAAAGTATTAATTATTGATAATAAAGGTTCCTCAGATACACCTGATACTTGTCCAAGAACAGGAAATCTTATTCTAGCATTAATTTGTGATTGTATTCGGACTTCATTAGCTAGATAAAATCCTGCTGTATGCATTGTTTTTTTAAAACTACCACGCCAATCGTTAATAGAACGTGCAACTCTAATTAAATAAGAAAAGTCCTGATAAAGTAAACTATCTTGTATTTTCATTGTGTTTTCGGATAATTTTCCATCTTCATTTACATAAACACCATCCGTATCCCTAACAGCACCTATTGTAACTGTAGCTGTTGCTTGATTTATTTTTTTAATTGTGGCAGTCGCTGTGGAAGTATTGCCGGTGATTGTAGAACTTTCTGTAAATGTTCCTGTTATATTTTTTAATACTAGTAATCCAGTATTGATATTAAAGCTTACAATTTTACCTGTAGCTGAAGTGCTACTAGTTACGGTCTCATCTATTACAAACGTTCCTGTTTTATTTGTTAAAATTAAATTTTTAAATAAATCTAAAGTAGGTGGTGTAGGTGCTGTTTCATATTCAGCTCCAGGTTCTATGACCGCTAATTCTACAACTTTACCTATATTATCACTATACGCTTTTAATGTACCATTTAATCCAGTATTTGTGGAAATTGTAATAGTAGGAAGACTTGTATAACTTTTGCCTAAATCATATAAAAATATATCTGTAATATCTCCTATACCTGTTCCTAATTCTTGAATAATTACATTGCCATCATATGAATCTCCGATAACCGTTTCATCTTCTAAAACAATACGATCACCTGTGTTATCTTCATTTGATATTCCTCCATTAACGATAGAAATAAATCCTGATGCTCCACCTCCACTTGTATTTGCATTATTAAAAACTAATTCATTACCAATAGAATAGTTTAATCCTGGATTATCAATTATTATTTCAGTAAGACTGCCTGATTTTATAGTTTTTATTTGAACTATGGCATCAACTCCACCTCCTGTTATTGCAATAGGTTGATTTTCATTATATAATGCACCAGAATTTGTAATTATTAATGTTGTAGGTATTCCTGTAATTTCTGATTTAATAATATTATCTTCATCATCAGTTTTAGTTCCTGTTATTTCTTCATTTGGTAAAAATGTTCCTGATAAAGTTTCACTATTTAATGTACTTTCAGAAATTACTTGGCCTCCTATAATAAATTTTTTAACATTTTCTATAATTGCTTTAGCTTGTGAAGTTTTACCTGTTATTTCTCGACCTACTAAATCATTTAAATCTCCTGAAAAATCTATCGACCTTAAAATTTTATTTGTTGAAAACTTACCATCAGATACTCTTAATAATTGTTCACGTGGATATAAAGTTTCTGAAGATTCATTAAACAATAATCTAAAAAATATTTCATGTCCTGTTTTTGTTCCTTTTAATTTGTATAATGACTTAATATTTTTAATTAAATTTCTTTTATTAATATTAGAATTTAAATTTTCAGGTAAAGTAGTTAAAAATTCATTTCTAAAGTTACTTAAAAAATTAGATATAACTTTATCAGGATCTCTAAAGTTTAATAATTCTTGTATATTGTTTACAGGATTTGGTTTATAATTATTGACAACAGCGCTTGCATTAGAAGATAAACCTAAAATTGTTTCTCCTTTGATAAACTTATCTTGTGCAACAATAATTAATTTATTATTTGTTAAATCTTCAGTTAATATTGTTGATAAGGCTTTAGATGTTTGACCTTTAATTACTTCTCCTTTTGTAAATTTACCAAAAGTAGAACTTTCTAAAATTAATTTATCTCCTTCATCTAAAGGTGTACTATCTGAACCAATACTTGAACCGTTTAATAATAAATTATTTTGTTGATTAGTTTCAGTTTCTAATTGAATACCATCAGTTGTTTCAATAGAAGTAACCGATAACTCGGCAGCCTCCATAAAAGTATAATAAGTTTCTAAAAATTTTAAAAATTTAGGATGATCGTCAAGTATGAAATCAGGTACCTGTGAACCTATAAGGTTTGAAAGTTTATTTTTAAATATAGCCATAATAATTAATAGCTAGTAATAGTTGTATATCCTATTCCAGCGTCAGATGCTCCGTCTAAAAAACTATCGGCTTGCACTGTTACTAAAATATTTTCTATATCAATTTCTATAATTTGATCTCTTACAGGAACAATATCGTTTGAGTTTGGCTTTACTGTTAATTCTATAACTGTAGATATATCGCCTCTTATATTTTCAACTGATGTTATATTTAAAGATACAATATTAATCTCGCCTGTTGTATAATCAATTGTTCCTTGATTATTGTTTACGTAAGATCTAACACCACTTACCATTCTATATCTTCTTACATTGCCTGAACCATCATCATCTAAAAAATAAATATTTGTAGTATCACCACTTACTTTAAAACCAGAAGATTCTAAAATACCACCTTGTGCAGCTGCATATCCCGAAAATGGATTAAATAACGCATTTCTAAAATATATATCATATCGTGTAGATGAACTTAAAGTAGGTGTAAAATTTTTTCTAATTTTAATTGACGTAATATTTGAAATAATACTTGTATCTGTGTTATCAATTAAACTTATTACTTTAGAATGCCTAAAGACACCGTCAAATCTTTGTAACACGTTTATATTATAATTAGATATTGATTCAATGATGTTTGATTTTATAGTGTCTGATGAATTTGAAGTTAATCTTGCATCATATTTTGCATTAGTAGTTATTAAGATGCTTGTAACTTCAGGATCTACAATAACTGGCCTTACTGAAGCAACGTTATAAGGTTTTAATGCCGTAACTATATTTGCTTTTGTAGAAGTTGTAAGTGTTGAACCACTGGCCGCTTTGATTGCAATTTTAACTGTACCATAAACAGGAGTTTCATCATCTTCTCCACCCCAAGCACTGACTGATAGAGCATTAGGATAAATTGATCTTACAATTGTTTCGTAATCAGAAGTTGTTACAGCACGATTTTGTGTGGCATAACCTAAAGGTGCATTGAAACGAATTGACTCTTTAGATTCAGCAGCACTGCCGCCTTGTGATGCAGATTTAGTTGTAACTGTAATATCAGAAAATCCTCCGATAGTTGTTGACAAAGTAAACGTAGATGCTCCATTAGACTCATCTCTATTTGTAACAACATACTCTAAAATAACTATATTGCCTGTTGAAACGGCTGCACCTAAAACACCATCACCAAAATAAACTTCAAATTTACCATCATCTACTTCTTGTAGAAAATAAACTTTAGAAGTATCTGTAACACTATTAAAACCACCTGCTAATGAATAAATGTTTGTAGTTGTATTTGTAGAACTCTCTTGCACTGATACTTTGAGTGTTGTTGTATCAGCATTTGCATTTTGAATTATGTATTTTTGGTCTGGATCTTCATTGTCAACTGTATATCTAAATGTAACTAACGTACCTTCGTAAATATCTACATCTGAAAAATTAAATACACCGTTTGTAGGTGTAATTGTATAATCTTCGTTTGTTAAATATTGATAACCTACTCCTGAAACTGTAGTTGTAAATATTGTGTCTTTTGGTAGTGTTAAAGTTGAAACTGTTGCATCATTTACTTCAATATCTATACTTGCTATTGGTGATCTTACAGAAGATGGTGTGTAGTTTAACATTTTAGCTAACGATACAATATTTTTTCTTATGTCAGCGCTGTCTAAGTACATTTCGTTTGCTAACATATTAGCATTGAAGCCTAGATAGTGTGTGTTGTATGCTAATACGTCTAAAAGTATAGAAAAGCCTGAACCTTCAAAATTATAATCTTGAAATTCTGTTTGACTTTGTAAAAATGTTTTTAAATTTGCTTTTATACTGTCAAAATCAAAATCTGATACTTCTAACTTGTTACTTGCCATGTTATCTTAGTCTTTCTAAAAATGTTTGTACTTCTATCAGATCATTTGAACCAATAACGTAAAAATAAATTCTTAAATCATATGAATTGCTATCAATATTTGGATTTGCTACTATTTGAACTAATTTAATTCTTGGTTCAAAATTAATCAAAACCTCTTGTACTTTTCTTTGTAAATTCAATGCAGTTAGAGGCGTCATTGGCTCAAACAACATTGCTCTTACACTTGAACCTATTTCTGGATGAAAAGGCCTATCAAAGTGTGAAGTATTAATTAAATTTCTTACACTTCTCTTAACAGCTTCAACATCAGTCAACTTATTTACATCATTTGTTACCGAATTACGACCAAAATCTAAATCTAAATCTCTATACTGTTTTGTGGCTCTTTTACTCTTGTTTAAAGAACCAGCATCGTAGTTTGGCATATGTATATTTATATTAATTTACTGAAACATTATCAGAACCACTAATAATATCTCCGCAAGATGCTGAATCACCTTCTCTACACACTCCAATACCATTTACAAACACATTTGTTGAGCCTTCTGACATGGGAGGTGATGGACTATGTGGTGGCGATCCGTGTCCTGCAACTCTATCACCAATTTTAACAACTCCAAAACTATTTACAAAAACGTTTTCACTTCCTTCAAACGCAACGCCGCCGGCAGCGTCTGTATCTTTACGTGCAACACCTGGCATTATTTTCCTTGACCTCTATACTTCTTATAACTTCGTCTTTTATGTTTATTCATCATAGATGAACTCGTATAACCTCTGCCGATACTTGTATATTTTGGTTTTCTATTTGATTTTTTTGTATTTGTGTTGCCTACGGTTTTTTTTGCCATATTTTTTTGCCTTTTTTATTTTTTTCGAATCAATATCATCAATCATAAACGATAAATCGTCAATTTTGTCAAAATCAATCATATATTTACTATTTATAACGATTTTAGAGGTTGTATTTTTACAACATTCATTTAAGTTATTGATTTTACTGCTTTATTTCTTTAAAACTATGGCGCTTTTCGCTTGTTTTGTTGATTTTTATATGTTATATTATACGTATATGAAAAAATATAAAAATATATTAAATGAAACTAAGAAGTATAACGTTACTTGGGAAGTTTCATTTGATAATGGCTATAAAAATATTGATAATGTTGTTATGGCAAAAGATGAGAAAGAAGCTGAAAAAGTTTCTGAAAAACTACTAGACAAATACCTTAATAAAACAAGTAATATAAGAAGTGTTGATGAAATAGAGTTATATTCTGTTGAAGTTTATAATAGTATAACAATGTATGATATTAAAGTTAACAGTTTTAAAGAATACAGCCCTGCTTAATATGAATAAAGATGATATAAAAAGTCTATTGGTAGCCGCTGCTATCGTAGCATTTGGTTATGTGGTAATGTTAGGATTTTATTACTTCGCTGATTACATAGGAATATATGAAAGCCTTAGATACTAATTTAAAATGGTTAGCAACGGCCGTTCTGGTTGTTGCAACTGCAATGACATCACTTAACATTTATCCTTTGGGACCAATATTATATTTAATTGGTGGATTACTTTGGCTAGTGGTGAGTATAATGTGGAAAGAACCTGCATTAATTGTAACCAATCTTACTTTGGCATCTGTCAATGCGATTGGATTAATTTATAATCTATTAA